GGACGTCACAAGAGATTAATTCGCTGATTGACCAAGCCCCTCGCCTAGCGCAAGTGGTGGCGCAGGAGTTAGGATTACGCGTTCCTGCCGAAATGAAAAAAATGGCGGAATCTGGCGAGCTTTCAACTGATAAGTTTTTAAGCGCATTACAGCGCGGGGCTGCAACCATTAATGCCGAATATGAACAAATGGGGGCAACTGTTTCGCGCTCCCTTACTCGCTTGGATAATGCTTTTTTAAGCTATATTGGTAAAAGTGACGCAATCGCAAGCTCAACTAGCACGCTATCTCTATCCATTGACGGTTTAGCGGAAAACTTTGAGGCTATTGCGGATGTTGCAGTATTTGCTGCAACGGCGGTTGGTGCAAGGTATGCTGGGGCTGCTGTTATGGCGGGGGCGCAATCTATTATTCTGGCTAGGCAGTTGGCGGCAGTGCAAGTTGCGCTTGGTGTAATGGAAGGCCGCTCTGTTTTGGCGGCTAAGGCATTAGTTGGGGTTAGCGGTGCTGCTACACTGGCCTCACGCGGCATGGCTCTATTAGGTGGTCCAGTCGGCGTTGCAATCCTTGCGGCTACGGCTATTTATGCTTTTTCTGACTCAAGCAGCGAGGCGCAAGAAAACCTTGAAAGACTGCGCGTTGAAATGGATGACGCAAGCAAGGCAGCGGATGACCTTGCTGTTATGAATGACAAGCTGGCGGAAAGCACAGGCCAGAATAAAACAAAGCTAGAAGAAGAATCAAAGGCGTTAAGAGATAACGCAGCGGATCGCCTTGAATCTGTAAAAGCAAAAATCCTTGATGCAGAAGCAAATGTAAAATTACGTCAAACGGAATTAGAGTTTAAAGCGAAAATTGCGGCGGGTACAAGTAACCCATTATTGAAAGCGTTTAATCTTGATGCTGAAACGGAAACACGCGGCGAATATACCAAAAACATTAAGGCACTTGGTGAATTATACCAGCTTCAAAATAAGCTGAATGATGCGCTTTCTGGTAAAGGTTCGGGCGGTGGTAAGGCTGGTGGTTCGGCTCCCAAAGGTGGCCTTGCTGATAAGATGAAAACGGCAAAAAAAGCCGCCGATGAATTGCAGAAATCACTTGATGAAATGCAGGCAGCGGCAACTTATGAAACCGTAACGATGGGGATGGATGAGCAAGCAAAAGCCGCCTATGACGTGGAGCTTGAGCTTAAAAAATTAGAAGAGCGTTATGGCACTCTGACCGAGGCGCAGAAAAAACAGGCTGCTGAAATTGTTAAAAATGTAAAAGCGAACAACGCAGCAAAAGCTGCCATTAAAGCGCAAGAAGAAACCACCGCAAAGTTACAGGAACAAGCAGAAGAAAACCGCCGCTTAATGGAAGAGCCTTACATCAACGCGATGAAAAACATTCAGAATGTTATTACTGATACGTTTGAGGGCGTTTTTGATGGTTCGATTGATAGCGCGGCGGATGCGGCTGGTGCAATTAAAAAGATATTTTTCCGAATGGCGGCGGAGATGGCCACGCTACAAATATTTGGGGCGCAGGGGCTTAATATTGCGGGCATGATGGGTGCTGGTTCTGCTGGTGGCGGTTTTAGTTTAGGCAATCTTTCCAGCATAGGTTCAAGCGCCATGAATCTATTTGGTGGCGGTGATATGCTGGGAATGGGGCTTGATAAACTTGGCAGTGCTTTTGGTATGGGAGAAATCTTACCATGGAGCGGTAGAGCGGCTGCTGGTACTGGCCTTTCGTCGGCAAGCAGTTTAACTAATGGCTCTTTTGGTGGTTCCCTTGGTGGTGCTGCTGGTGGTTTTGCAGGAAACTTAGGAGCTAATGCAATATTTGGACAGCGTGGAATCGGTGCTGATATAGGCGGAACTGTAGGAGCCATTGCGGGTTCGTTTATTCCCGTTCCGATACTCGGCCCTATGATAGGTTCGTTTATTGGAAACGCAATCGGCGGATTATTTGGCAATAAAAAGCCTTCAAGCCGTATGCAGACGGGTTCGACAAATTTAGAAACTGGCGAAATTTTAGCGCGTGGCGGATTGCGTGGTGATAAGTTTAGCCAAGAAAACCAAGATATGGTGGATGCGCTTTCTGGTAGCGCGGCTGCTATGGCAAAGCTTTTCAATATTACTGATAAGTTATCGATTGCAGTTTCTCAAAGGTATGGTTTTGAATTTGCAAAGGGTACAGATTTAAAAGTGTTTGATACTGATTCGCCTTTGCGGAAACAATTTAAAGAAGCGGGCGACTTATTAGAGGCATTGTTTAAAGATTTTACCGAAAACACTACACGCAAGTTTAGCGATGCTGTTTCTGCGGCTTTAAAAAATGTTGATTTCTCAAATGTTGACCAAGCAATTTCTGATATTGAATTTTTAAAATCATTTGAAGAAATGATTAATCCTATATCGCGTTTTGATGCTGCAATGACGGAATTAAATAAAAGATTTAATCCAATAATTGAGCAAGCAAAGCGGTTAGGGTTGCCATTAGACCGAATCAATCAATTATATAAAGAGCAAAAAGAAGCATTAGAAGCGTTTGAAGTTCAGGCCAAAATTGCAGAGATTGAAACCGTTTTAACTACTACAATGAATTTGCAAATTGAAGCGCTTAACGAACAAGCGCGGGCTGCAAATGAATTTGTGCAACGTTTCAGCCGCATTAAAGAAAGCTTTACTGATTTTATTCAGGAATTGACTGTCGGTAAATTTTCGCCGCTTGCACCTGTAGAGCGGCTTGCAGCTATTCGCTCACAAGTTGAGGTATTAGGTGCAAAAGCTCAATTAGGTGATGCAGGTGCAGCGGAAGAATTGCGCCAGCTATTGCCTGCTTTCCTTGAGCTTTCTGGTGAAGTAAACGGATTTAATATGGTTTACGCTCAAGACCGTGATAGGGCGGAAGCTTTGAGCAGAGCAACACTTTCGGTATTCACGCGGCAAGTATCCATTCAGGAAGGCATTGCACAAGCAGCTGCTAATCAAATTCAGGTGTTGCAGGATGGCTTTAACCGCATGGTTGCGGCATTACAAACAGGCCGTGACGTATTTACAGGTGGCACAAGCAATGCAGCAGGGCGCAACCTTAACGAGGTTACATCTAGCGGCTTAACGGTGGGTCAAACAGAAGCGATTTATCGTAGTGTTACAGGTTATACGGGCGCAACGGGTGCAGGTCAATTATCAGCAGCGGCGGTGGGCAAGGAATCTGCAATCATTGCAGCTATGCGGGCAGCAGGCGCTAAGGGCTTTGCAACTGGCGGTCTTGTAACAGGGGGCGGCGGTATTGATACCATCCCTGCAATGCTTACCAGTGGCGAATTTGTGGTGAATCGTGCGGCGGCTTCTCGCATTGGTATGGGTGCTTTGCAATCAATCAATAGCGGCGGCGGTAGCAGCTTAGACGGTAAGATGGATTCTCTAATTCGTATTACGGCAAGCCTTGTAAAAGTCACGGCAGAATCTGGCAACGTTAATGCCGATATGCTGGCAGGCGTACAAGGACAGCTTGCCGATATGCAGCGCAGCCAACGTTTAATGGCGGCGGGTTGATATGTCTTTAATTTGGCTTGCAGAAGTAACGGCGGGTATAGAGGGAAGCCCTGCAACCAATGTTTTGCGTGTTGCTTCCGCGCCTTATGGTTATAACCATCCAAGTGCGGCTGGATATTATGCGCCTGCAATTAAGCAAGCGGCAAATTTACGGCGCGCAATTGTGGCAAATGGTAGAACTTTTGGTGGAAGTCAGTTAGCCTATGGCGAGCTTGTAATTGACAATATCAGCGGCGAATATGACGCTTGGCTTGATTATGGGTATGGGTTTGAGGGTAAGCTATTATTAGGCGACCATTTGGCGGATTATAGTACTTTTGTCACTGTTATCAGCGGCACGATTGAGCAGGCTACTGGTGATTTAAAAGAAGTGGTTTTCCGTTTTCGTGATAGGCAGCTAGAACTTGACCGCGAGATTTCACCATCAGTTTACGCGGGTACGAATAGCGGCGTAACTGGTTTGGAAGGTACTCCTAACGATATTAAAGGGCAAAACAAAATCCGCGTTTTTGGCAAGGTTCGCAATATCGTACCAGACGCTTTAAACATTAATGATTTGGTTTGGGGTGTAAATCACGACAAAAATGGAGTTCTTGCGCCTATTAGTGTTTTTGATGGTGGTGATGGTATTAGAGTAAATGGTAGCGCATGGACTTTTCATGCAAATTATGCTGATGCGACCGCAATGATAGCATCTACCCATCCAGGACAGGGCAAATACATAACGGCTTATAGTGATGGTGTTTTTCAATTAGGCGGCACGCTTGAAGGTCAAATTACTTGTGATGTTGATGAATCCGCAACGGCAAATGACAATCGATTGCCTCGCTTAGTGCAACGATTGCTTTTAGATGCTGGCGTTGATAGTGGTGATATTTCGGCGGCTGATTTAACGGCATTACAAGCAGTGGCAAATTATGATGCTGGTGTGGTGGTTAAATCTGAAACTTATCGCGCTGTTTTGGATATGCTGGCAGCTTCTTATGGTGGGTGGTATGCGCCTAATCGTTTGGGTGTTTACAATTTTAGGCAAATTAAAGACCCTAGCGGTTCGCCTACCCCTACAATCGCGGCAACATTTAAGCGGTTTATATATCCCGAAGTTGCGGGGCTTGGTGATTATAAAATTGAGCAGCTAGAGCGGTTGGTAAGCAACGATGAAGGCCGTGGAATACCTGCATGGAAGATTACCGTTAATTACCAGAAAAACTGGACGGTTCAAGATGGCGGAACAATTGCACCAGCGGTAACAGAAGAAACACGGCTTTATTACGGTCTTCCTTATCGCAGTATTACGGTAACAAATACCGCAATTCGTACGCAATACCCCGAAGCAATCGAGTTAGTATTTGATACGATTGTCGATAATGAAACTGACGCAACCGCGCTGGCGAACCACTATCTTGATTTATACGGTGTGCGGCGCAATCTGTATAGATTAGTGGCAGAATATGATGTGGATTTAGCAGGCGCAATTGACCTGGGTGATGTAGTAAAAGTATTTTATCCACGGTTTGGATTAGACAACGGCGCCCTTTTCAATATCCACGGTATACTGTATGATGCTAGGGCTAAAACAGTGGAGCTAGAATTGTGGGGATAGATAGAACGTTAAACGCCGTTATTGGGTATCCCTCTCACACGGGAAACTTTACTTATTCAGGCAACGGTTGGCTTGCTTCATATCCTGCAACCAATGCAGCGACAAATATTTATGCGCGGGTTGCAAGAAGCGATGCACTATCTGGCAGCCCTGCTTTTACGCCTTACTTGCGTGGCACTTCTACAAGCCCTCGCGCTTTACAGATATTCGGCATTGCAGCGCATAATATGCGACCTTCTACTTCGCCACGGTATCGCTTGCGGCTTTATAGTGATTCCGCTTGGACGACTTCGATTTATGATAGTGGCGAGGTGAATATTTGGCCTTCTGTTTATACTTATGCGGGGCGTTCATGGTACACTCCATTTTTTTGGACTGGCACTTATAGCAATGAAGAAATAGCGGGGCAAATTCCGTTTTTGCCTATATTTTTAGATGCGCCATATCAAGCGCAAAGCTGGCAGCTCGATTTAATTGACCCCGATAATGCGGATGATTTTATTCAAATCGGCATGTTTGAAGTGGCTACGGCGTTTCAATTGCCAGTCAATCCCGCTTATGGTGCAAGCTATGGATTGCGCCAGTTTACGAAGGTTTCAGAATTGGACGGCGGATTAAAGCGGTTTGATAATTATGACCCCGCTTATATATTTGAGGGACAAGTGGAGTACATGCCTCAAGATGATGTCATGAATACTTTTTTTGAATTATCGCGCCAGTACGGAATCAATCGGCCTTTTATCTGGTTGCCCTATCCTAAAAGACTGACAACGTGGCTAAAAACAAGTAAAATGGTAACACAAGTTGATACTGGGCTTTTTGCACACGCTGATTATGGTTTTGATGCAGTGCCTTTGAGATTGCAAGAATGGAAGGGTTAAAATGGCTGATATTACGCTAGATGGATTAGATTTTGATGTTGCGGATTTTGTAGGTGAAGATGGGCTAGGGCATGTTCAGGTTTTACCCGCAACCACGGGCGCAAGCGGTGCTGAATATCCAGCAGAGGCGCGTTTTCCTAATCGCGTATTTCGGGCTGCATTAAACCAGCTAGGGCAGGGGCTATATAGCACCTCCACAAGCTTGGTTGCCATTGGTACAGGCAGCAAGGTATTCACGCTTGCAACCAGCGTGCAGATTACGGATGGCGCATTTGTATTGATAACGGATCAAGCAAATGACGCTAATTTTATGTATGGGCAGGTCACTTCTGTGGTGGGGCTGGTTTACACCGTGAATGTCACGGCAACAGGCGGCAGCGGTACGATAGCGGCTTGGAACTTTCAAGTGTCAGGTGTGCGCGGTGTTGATGGTACGGTTGCGGATGGTGATAAAGGTGATATTACGGTTAGCAGCGGCGGTACGGTTTGGACGATTGATAGCGGGGTTGTTGATCGTGATAACCTCGCTACGGCTGCGCGTGAGATTGATAGCACCGCACTTATTCCATCGAATGTGACGGTGGGCGAGTATATTGTGGGCTATTACAATGAAACGCTAACGCTTGCCGCTGGTGATATGGAAAGTACTGCTGGCACTGGCACGATTGATTTATATCTCTCAACCGATGGAACCGTTGCAGGTGGCACGATTATAACGGGAGGCAGCTTTTCAGTTTCAACTACTGTTGATGAAAATGCTTTCACGGCTGCCAATACTATCACGGCAGGAGACCCGCGCTGGGTGGTTGCAGATGTAACCGCTGCAACTGGCCTGCAAAATCTTGTAATCAATGTAACGGAGCGCAGATAATGAGCTTATTTAACGCCTATGTTGCTTCTGATTCTGCCAGCTTCCCCGTTGAAGATTGGATTAAAGCGCCGACTTCGCAGCCAACGCCTGTTAGCGTGGGGACTTTATCGACTTCTGCTCCCTCTGATGACAACAGCCGCATTGAGCCTATCGACAGCGACCGATTCGTGGTGTTTTACCGCGATGCCAGTGGTTATCCTACGGTTCGGATAGCTACGAAATCGGGCACGCCTTCGGTTGGTAGTGCGGTGACTGTTGTTTCTTCTAGCGTTGATAATCTCATGTTACTACGCCGTGTTCCAAATACGAATTACTGGCTACTTGGTGTAAATAATGACCTATATTTTATCAATTGCGGGGCTTCGGGAACCACGGTAACAAGCACACAAATCAGCAGCGATGCAGGTGATGCAGGGCGTGCAGAGGCGTTTGCCCGTGGCATTACCGATATTGTAATTGCAGAGGATGGCACTCACTTTGTTATCCTGAATGAATTTAACAATGGTGGCACTCGCTCTTTTGTTTCTGCCTTGTGGACTTTGACCGTTGGCACTCCTGCGGCCGTGTATGTAACGCGTGATGTGGATGCAACAGGCGCGGGCGTAGCAATGGATCAAGCTAGTGCTTATCTGCGCGGTGGTGTGGCTTACTATGTGGCAACCAACGGCAGCAGTTTAACAACTTGCTATGTGAATAAAGTCACCTTTACGGTAAGCACGGTAGCAAATTCTATTAACAGCCTGACGGTTGCAACATTCCAAAATAGCACCTCTTTGCGCTCTACTTCGCGCAACTTTTCACGCTACCAGACAGAAATTTCGGGGCTTATATCTCATATTATGCAATCAACAGCAAATTTTAGAGTAATTGTCATTGATATTTCTTCCACGCCGTCACTTTACACAGATACAAGCAATGCAGGAATATATAACACCACTCCCAGTTTTGCATTTTACGCAAGCAATGAGTTTAATATCGGGCGCGGCGTATCGGTTAGCGGTGCTACGGCTATAGCGCATCAAAATTTAGCGGTTGATTTGTTAAGCCGCCCGCTGATTACTGGCCTCACTACTTACAGCCATTATTCATCTTGTTACTCCAACGATCTCAACTGGCTTATCGTATTAGGCCGCGTCAACACCAATGACGGCTATGTGTATTTCCTGAAAAATGCGGCGGTGTGATATGGTTAAATACTACACCGCACAGCCATGGTATAAGAAAAAGGACATTAGCTTCCTTTACGAGCCACAGCAGCATTTAATGCGTGACCTCGATGTGATTTCGTGGCGCAGTGACAAGCAGTTTCACTATATTGAGGATAACCTCATTTATATTGGCCTAACCAGCAACACAGCACGCAATCCATCCTATGACCCTGCTATTGACGATTATCTCACCACGCAGGTGCAACATACCTACGCAGCGCCGATCCGCTTCTGGCAGCAAAACAACACGCTAGAAATGGGCGCAATGATTAAGATGACCTCTCATGGCGGTGATGGGATAGCTTATGGCAACTTTTACACCCGCTGGACTGATACAACTTCGATGAAAAGTATTTGGTGGCAGTCGAACTATTTTGACGAGCGCGGCACCGTAAATAATGATTCCATTTATGTTGATACCTTTACTGGACAAATTGCACTCGCTTCTGATATGGGGGACAGCGTATTTTCGTTTAACCTTCCAGATTCCAACACAATCGCTACGGAAGCATGGCAAGATTTTCGCTTCTATGGTGTAGGACAAACACAATCGCAATTTGATACGCTACTGGATGCAATGAATGCGGCAGGCGCAAATATCAGTAGCAATCCAAATGATTACGTCATAACAGCAGCAGGACTTGCGCCTGAGATAGCCTATGCGGATTCGCCTTCGTGGATAATGCAATGGACTAGTAATTTTTTTGTAAGAGGTGAATAATGGCGGATACCGATAAAATCATTGCGGCAATCACTAAATCGTCAGATGATATACACACCCGCTTAGATGACCACGAGGCGCGCATTAGGACTATGGAAACTGCTATCACGGTGCAAGGCTTAAAGGTCGGTGCAATTTTGGTATTGATTGTAACCGTGGCGGGTTCTGTTGGTAGTTTAGTGATTAATAAAATTGATATGATGGCAAAGTGGTGGAGTTCACAATGAAACTCGTTTACGTTTTCATTATTATTTTTTGCACTATTTATAACACAGCCGCGCAATCGCTGGCCTTTGCCGCCGTTTCTATGTCCTTAAAATATAACATTCCTATCAATGTGTTGATAACGGCGAAAAATGATAGTATTAATTCATTGATGCAATTGTCTTTAAGTGAACTAGGAGAGGTAAAAGTATCATGAATAACTCAATGGATTCATGGAAAAAGCTTACTAATCCCAAAGCTAAACTTCGTGCGCTATTAAATATGAAAAATTATTGCGACCGTCAACAAATGCGTATGGGTGATTATGCCCGCAGCGAAATGATTAAACTGCAAAAAGAGTTAGAATCATGAAAGAAGCAATTAAACTTATTACAGAATTTGAAGGCTTTGAATCCAAGCCCTATCGTTGCCCTGCTGGTGTTTGGACAATCGGCATAGGCTTTACCCGTTGGAATGGCAGGCCAGTTACCACACTTACCAAGCCTATCACCCGCACACAGGCAGAATATGCGTTAGAGCGCCAGCTAGTAGGTTTTCAAGCTGAATTAGATGGAGTAATAACGGCACCGCTTACAGGCAATCAAAATGACGCGCTACTAAGTCTAATTTTCAATATCGGCTCGCCCGCGTTTCGTAAATCAACTTTATTGCGGAAGCTGAATATGCTAGATTATGCAGGTGCAGCTGAACAGTTTCTTGTTTGGGATAAAGCTATAGTCAACGGCAAAAAAGTAAGTCTGCGTGGATTAACCCGTCGTAGAAAAGCAGAACAAGATTTATTTTTGAAAGGATAAAATCATGAAAAATATTAAAACTACTTTAGGCGGTGTTGCCGCAATCATTACAGCGGTAGGTGTTGCAATCACACAATATACCACAGGCGGCATTGCAGCGATTGATTTCGGCGCGCTGATTGTTGCTATATCTGCTGGCGTTGGATTGATTGCCGCTAAAGACTTTAACATAACAGGCCAGTAATATGGGTTTAGCTTATGGATTGTTATTTGGGGTTTTTGCTATTCTGGGGGGCGTTGTTTGGTTATTGGTTAGATCCGCTAAAACCAGCGGAATTACAGAAGCAACACTTACGGAAACGGAAGCAGACTTAAAAGGCGTTACGGAAGCAATGAAAGGTGTGCAGGATGCAGAGAAAACACGCGCTAAGGCTATCGCTTATACTCGTGCTGGCATTATCCCTTCCAGCTTGCGACAATTCTACAAAGATTAGATACCAAGGGGATTACTGCTGGTTCGCCAAGCCTATCCCTAACAGCTTAAAGATTGACGCTGAAATACAAGAGGCAATCAATGCGCACAATGCGGTGTGGTTGGAAAAGTGTGAAAAATAAAAAAAGATGCCGCCAGCGTGGTGACTGACGGCGTTGTAACTAGTGCCAAACGGCCTCCCCGTGCGTGCAGAGGGGGAGGCACTAATTCCCTATATTTACCAAAAAAAACCCCCACAGTCAAGCGGGGGTAAGGTGGTAGGAAGTCGCAATGTAGGAAACACATTATGCAATGTATTTATAACACTATTTAGCGGCCTTTGCCAGAATAATCTTCACCGCGAAACGTACCCGAATCATCAGCGTAAACATTTGCAACGGATAAAATAAGAATTACAACAAATGCCAGCACAAATTCTGGCACAAAATATAAAAGTTTGGTTTTCATTTTTTTCTCTTGTTTGGTTGAAAATAGACATAAACGCGATTTTTATAATACTGAATTGAACGATAAACGTCACGCGCTACTTGCTTAGGATATAGCAACTGTCTATTAACACGCGTTCCGTTATCCATAAAGCATATTGTGCAGGGGGCGTTATTGTGAATGCAAGTCATAGGCCAAGCACTCCAATATTATTATAAACCGATTTACCTACATGTATTGCAATATACATAGAAATAAAAATGACTGATATTTTATTTTTATTTATGATGGCATCATAAGTTAAATAAAACCAACATAGTCCAATAAATAAGCTAAATGCTATAATCATCTTCCTTATCCATCCTTTCCCGATAATCCTGGTCATCGATTGCTATCATTACAGCATCACGTTTATCAGCTTCAGGATAAGCACAACGGCTGCACACAGGGGCATCCCACATGCTCATACATGCATCACATCTAGGGCAACGGCTCATATTACCTCCAATATTTTGGTTATGGCGGCTTCTGCCTGTTTAATTTTATAATGCCACGCCTCTTTTCCTTCATGGCAAATAGCAAATCCTGATAGTGGGTCTGCGGCTGCTAATGCCCTAGCTACCGCCTCTACCTGTCCTGCTGGTAAATTTTGCTTACGCACAGTAAATTTTCCCGTCTTTATTTCTTCTTGCTGGTTCCAACTTAGCTTAATGTATTTTGAGGTATCAAACTGCCCTGCTGGTGGGGTGGGTGTTGTGCGTTGGTTCCATGCAGCGATAGCGAGTTTATCACCAAAACGCCGAATTTCAGCGCAGCACATGCCGCATTTAATAACAAAAAGGTGCGCATTATCAGAAGGCCTTCTATGAGTATCTGAGCCAAACTCAGATTTATATGCTTTCGCATTACAAAAAGGGCACGGTAAAAGTTCTACCTGCTTATCCATTGTGTGCCTCATCGGTTTTGTCTTTCCCCTCTGCTATTGCTTCTGCTTGTTTTTGCAAACCCTGAGCGAACTCAAGAGCCGCGCCGTAAATGCCGCTCTTTTCAGCCAATGGCTCGAACATAGATATAAACGCGTCAACACCTGCGCGGTAGTGTTCAGCCACAAAAGCAAGCCTATCATCTGGCAGTGGGCGGAAGTGGGTGGGATATAACAATAATCCATCGTCTTCACCTTCCCATGAAAAGCCGTTCCAAAACCCCACAACCCAGCAAGTATCTATTTTTAACAAAAAACGCGAATTGGTTTTTCGGCTGGCTTCCGCTATCGGCCTTTCCTTATTTTCTGCAATTAGTTTGGTGAGTGGGATGGTCATGAGTTACTCGCTTTCAGCATTAATCGGCTGTTTTATAAGATGTGTTTAATTGTTGAATGATTTCAGGTTCGCCATTACTCATTGCTCCAACCTATCAATAATTTCATTCATCAACGCCGTAAGCTCGCTAGGCTTGTAAGGAAGTTGCTTTTTAAAGTCTGCAAACTCCCCCACACCCTTGCGCCAGCGGTTATAAAGCGCAAGCGAAGCGGCAAGCGTGGCGTTGTCCATTGTTTTGAAATCCAGCATAAATAAGCGTGCCTCCATTGTTGTTCTGTCATTGTGTTGTTGCCACATTCTTTATCAAAGCTCTTGCGTAACGCTTCTAAGTCACCAAGAAATACAGCGCGGGGATAGTTCATAACATCACCCATTCAATCACCGTAAACACAGCATAAGTTGCGGCATATCCAATGCCAAAAATAAAGGCGAGGGGCAGGCAACTTTCAAAAGCCGCCCCTCTAAGCCGCGCACCGAAAGGGAGTTTTCTAGCGCGGCTATTCCGTTGCAAGATTGTCGCATTGCCTTGCTCAATAAGCCAATCGACATACTGCTGTAATTCGTTTGTCATATCTCTCTCCCTAATATTTAAATAAATCTTTGTCAGCATCATCAGCGTGTTTTGCTGCATCTGCATAAATATTCTCTAATGCGCCCTCGCAAATCAGAATCTTTAAACCTTCTTCCAAGTGGTCGTACTGCTCCTGCGTCAGGTGCAAAGTTTTTGCCGCATGCTCAAGCGAGCGAGTCATCCAGCTGTGCAAATCAGCCATAACCTTAGACGCTTGCCAGTTGACTGCATCAGGGTGTGTTTCGTTGTTAAATTCATTATCAGACATTGTGTTCCCTTTCGTTATGCTGTTACCTTATAGTAAATGCATAGTTAGTCAATAGGTTTTTTTATCTTTTTATGAAATTCTCTAACCATATGAGCAAAACACTCACTTTGACTTCCAAAGTGAAAAGCGTCTTTAATCTCAACAAACATTTCTTTTATTTTTGGCAATGCTGTTAAAAATACAACATCGTTTTTTACGCGCTTAGTCATCTATTTTTGCTCCTTTGGTTGTTGGGTAGCTTCTATCTCTATAAGCTGAAAATTTGGGTAAGCATCTAGCGCGTCTTGTTTGGTTGCAAAAACTGGAAGCATCCCTACACAGCCATCGCTTGCTAGATTAATTCTAAACCCTGCATTGCTTCCGCCTTCAGTCAGTAAAACACCTACTGCGTACATCTTTCTTTCCTTTCATAATTCCTATAAGCCAAATCACGCACTTCGTTAGCGGGTGCGAATTTCTGACAAAGTTGTTTCCCTCACAAGTGAACCGTTGCGGAATACAGTTAAAAGCTCTCCGCTATCCGCGATATTTTCCTGCTTGTCATGCAGGCAATAATTTCCCTCGCTATCCTTTAGGACAGAAATCAACCCAACAGCGGATTTCTTTACGCCGTTATCCGTGATGGGGTCTTTAAATATCTCCCTAGGCTCTCCATTAATTTCGCCGTAGGTTGATTTTACTGCAAAACCGTAGGTATCACGGGTGACATATTGATAAGTGAATGAACCGATACCAAATACCACATTACCCGAAGCAAAACCCTTGCTTTCTAGCCCTTCAAGTATTGCAATAGCGCGTTGCGGAGTAATAGAATCACCATAAATCAGCCCTATATGCGAATCCAACAGTTTATGGCCTGTTTCGGTAATAGTTCCGCCAAAAATATCCCATAGGCATTCTACCGCCCCCTTAAATGCTGGCAAATATCGGCTTTCCTCATCCCCGCAAATAATTTTAACAGGGTCGCCGCTATCAGGACGAATAACCACCTTACCATTACGCGCCAGAATATCGGATTTTAATGTAGCAACATATTCAGTCACCACGCGCCAGAAATCCCATGTATCTGAAACAATAGAAACAATACCAGATGGATAAACTTCATTAATAAGTCGGCGGAAAGTATCAATTTCTGACTCCTTACTCCCCATACACATAACGCTGTGTTCTGTTGCAGGAACGCTGCAACCAACAAGTTCTTTCTCAGCATCCGCTCCGTAATATTGCTCTAAAAGGTCAATAGCTAGCACTGAGTCAGTCCCAACAAAAGATAACAAATGCCCCGCACCAGACAGCGCAGCATCCTCTGGGTTACTCATTCCTCGGAAAGAAAAATCGTGTCCTTGAAATTGCACAAACTCTGCTGCCGTTCCTGTTTTTTTCGCATAATGATCAAGAATCTTGCGGTAAGCCCTTGCCGTAGTCGCTGAAGTGGTGGGCTTCCACAAATAGCTAGACATTACAGATTCAAGGTAATTTGTTAGCCAGAAAAAATCAGGGTGAGTATTAAAAATAATAAGCATAGGAACCTTAATTGGAACCTCTTCCCCTTCTGGCAATGCGCGAATCTCAATGGGGAGATAACCTAAATCATGCAACGCCTCAATGTGGTCAACAGGGATTGCATTTTTGCCAAGTGAGGTATCCATACGCCGCTTATACGCCGCTACCACCTTTTCTTTCGGTTGGCTAAAAAATTCAATGTCAAACGCCTCAATTAAAAAGCTCTTAATAAAATATTGTAATCCAAAAAACGTAACACCCTCTGGCCGCACTCCCTCTGGTAAATTACTAAGTTTATCGCTCCGCGCTGTAAAGTTGGAATAGACCAGATTAGTGCCAACTGGATATTGCTGGCGGTGTCCTGCTTTGTAAAAATCGATAGCGGTTAATGGGTTGATTTTCATGATAGCTCCTTTGTAATTAAAGTGTATGGGTTGCCTGTTCCGTCTTGGTTTAGGGAGTTGTTGTAGTAAACCGTATCGATTGCGCCTTTCAGATTATCAATACCACGCGAAAATATGCCGTGAGTGACGTAAAGCGACACATCGCCAGCCCCCCTTTCGCGCAGCACCTTCGCAAGCTCTATGAATGTTCTTCCTCCGTCACATATATCATCTGCGATAATGACGCTTTTACCTTGCAAATCTTCCGAATCATCCACCCATGTTTTTGTGATTTCCATAGTTTTAGGGTTTCTAGTTTTGTAGGCGCATAGCATGGGAATATCGTAACGCTGTGATATTTTAATTGTCTTTTTTTCAGCGCCCGCATCTGGCGAAATTATAAAATCATATTTGTGAAATGGCACACCTTCGCATAGTTGCCATGCTTGAACGACCACACAACTATTTATAAGCCCAGGCAATACATCGCTGTGCGGGTTAAATACTGTTACATAGTCGCAGCCAAGGGAATTAATCAAATTAGCCATTACCTTAAGGCTAAACGCCTCCCCGTCATTGCACACCCTGTCCTGCCGTGCATAAGGAAAATAAGGGATAGTTAGATCGTAAATCCCCCCGTTCGCATTCTCAGTCAAAAGTAAATCCATAATACAATTCGCATCAAGCAAAAACGCAGTGCATTCGTTTGCGGTAGATGTTGAAACCTTTATTGTATCAACTACAACATTTCTCTCTCCGCCGCTAAATTGCGATGTTTTGACTAAATCTTTATTTAAGTAAATCATACTCATCCCCATTTCTCCCCCCACTGTATAGCAATTCGCTATGTAGTCAATAGGGTTTTTTTAATAAAAAAAGGGCGAGGCTATCAACCCCGCCCGATTTACTTAAAATGGAATAGTATCGTCAGTGTCAGGCTGTGGCGCGTAACCATCCTGTTTAGCCTCATTATGCGCGGTCTGATTATTATTATCGCGTGGCCCAAAAAGACTAATCATAATGCTTTCACGGTCGGACGTTACACCAGCGGGATTAAATGTTTTTTCCAGCAAAATATACTCACCGCCATCGTTGCCAGTCATCAAAGCACCAATATTTTTATAACGGTTTTTCGTGTTGCCGTTATTATCGGTATAACTTCCAACTTTTACTGCTAAATCGTATTTTTTACCCATTGCTCAATTCTCCTTGTTTGATTGATACTGCTTCGTTTACTTCTTTTCCTAAAGCGGGATAATCAGCGGCGAACCTATCCATTGCACCTGCCTCTCTATCTAATACCGCAATCACTGCTTCTTGCGTTTCACAAGCTGCAATTTCTGCAACAATTTTAGTTTTTTTCGTTGTTGCTGCTGCTAGTTTTTTAGCGGTATCGTCAACCACTGCTGCAATAACCAAAGGCTTCACCTGATACGGCTTGCGCTGGCCTTTTTTCGCCGTCAATGCAAGCATAACAGCCTGCTCAATACCAGTAGCGTGACTGATACGAATCCCGCCAACTTTTACGCCACCATATTGCACTTCGGGGTCATTATAAAGCGTAACGCTATGATTGCACCACGTTGCAGCGGTATCACCCCATAAAGTACGCATGACGCGAATCATCGATTTACACGGCTTCCACGGCTTGCCATTATCACCATCATAATGCACCACGATTTTTTGCTCTGCATTACCAGCTTTTACTGCCGTGATTTTTACCGTTTTCGTAGTGTTAATTAAATCATCCGCGTTTAACTGGTCGCTTTTCGGCGCACAAGCTGCCGCAATATTTACTTCACTCATATTACTAATTCTCCTTCTTCTTTACGTTCTGTCATTATAAAATTAACCATATTATCAGCGTAACAATTCATTTTTTCTTGCACCGCTTTTTCAAATGCAATCGCCGCTTCTAATATCTTTACCTGCGTTTCATTGCAGGCCATAACGCGCTTCACAAACAACGGAAGCCCCGCGCTATAACTAATAAAATCACACCATTTACGGCCTGAAACCAGCAAGCCAGTCTGAATCTGCAACAAATACTCCTCTGGCACTTCATTATTTACAATCGTTTCAATCTGGTATTTCTGGCGGCGGCTTTTAATTTCAATCACACCATCGTCACCCACTAAACCGTCTGGCGAATAACCAAGCGTAAAATCAGTAAATTTATGCGTAATAAATCCTGTCTGCGTTACTGGTTCATATTTGCCAGCATATAAATCACGGGCAACGGCTTCATCTTCCATTCCGCGAAGCATATCGTCGCTGATAAAAAACGGCTCCACATAGTGCGTCACACGCTGGGCGAGCAACTCAAACACATGAGCGCGGCTTTTATCATTATTTGCAAATTGCATCTTGCTAGGCGTAATAATCAGCTTCATTTCGCTAGCAGTCAATAACCCGCAACGAGCCGCAAGCCATTCATCTCCGCCTTGTAATAAATCATCGTAAACTGTAATCATATAAACGTCCTTTCTATAAAGTATTTATAGAACAACTTATAATAAGCCGTCAATATCTTTTTCGCTTCGTGCAAAAATTCCTTTGCCGCCCGCTGCATTTAAATTATCTATAAACCGCTGTTGCTCTGGCCTTATTGCGCCTGTCGGTGTTTTTACTTCCACCGCCGTAAAAATTGCTACACGCTTCCCAATCATATCCGCCGTTACTTCTACGCTATGCCAGCCGATTAAATCGCTGCTGCCGTTTACAGATAAACCAGCTTCAACTATTCGCTTGCCGTCTAACGTGCGAAATTTTCCGCGATTGTTTCTGAATAGCACCACGCCTAATTTGCTAGCCGCTAGTCGCACCTGATTCGTTACATTGGATTCTTCGACTGCCATTTGCTTCCCTTTTCTTTCATACGATAATAAGCCCAGCCAGCTTTATATCCTTGCCGTTTAGCTATTTTTAAAAAATCCTGTATTGTATTGCAGGCATCAATAGCAGCATCTAAATCAGCACCGTATAGTTTCGCTTCCTTTACCGCTTCAACTAAATTTCCAATTACTTCTTTCACTTCCCGCTTTTTTATAGGGAACTCTTTACCACATAATGGGCAATGTGTTTCCTGTATGCTACACACCGCATAACAATGCTCACACTGGCGAACTGGCTGAACACTAATTCCTTTATTCGTGCGCTTCGGCGGCGCGTCTAGGCTCCACTCCCTATCTTCATGCGGCAAGCCATGCTCAAAGCTATTGCCCGCGTGGTCTGCTAAAATATAGTGAGTTTTCGCCTCTGCTGGCCTGCTGCCTCTTCCCGCTCGCTGCATATAATTTGCCAGTGATTTCGTCGGACTGGCATCTGCAATATAACTCACATTCGGAACATCAAAACCCGCAGTAAACAAATTAACATTCGTAAGCAGCTTAATTTCGCCGTTACGGTATCGCTCTACAATTTTCTTACGAACCTTCCGCGTAGTGTTACCGTCTAAATGCTGCGCTGGTATGCCTGCCTCGGTAAACACTTCCGCAATCATTTCGCTATATTCAATGGTAGGGCAAAACACTATTCCCTGCCCGCCATTAGCCAAGCGCAAATAATGCGCTACAATATCACCAGTCACGCTACTGGCGCTCATAACACCCGCAACACCTGCCGCGTCATATTCTCCACCGCGTATTTTTACACCAGACATATCAGGGCGGACAGCAGGCGCATAAACTTTCGGGGGAACCAATGCGCCGCGCTCTATCAATTCTCCTATTGTCAGGCCGCATACCATATCTTCAAAATACGGGCGCAATGCTTTTCTATCTAATCGCTTCGGCGTAGCATCAAGCCCTAAGTGGTAAGCAGGCGCATAGTGTTCGCGTATCATTGCCCACGACGGCGAAGCAATCGCCCTGCATTCATCCCAAATAACCAAATCAGGGAAAAACATTACATCATCAAGCCGCGCTCGAATTGTATCAATGCTACCTACCTGAATAAAATTATTATAATCAGGTTTAAAACCCGCTGCTATCACATCCGCTTTCACGCCTATATTATCAAAAGCTGCTACCGTTTGGTCTATCAACTCTCGGCGGTTACACAAAAATAGCGTGCGGTTTCCTTTTTTTGCCGCCTCCTTCATTACAAATGCAGCCGTGTAGGTTTTACCAGCCCCCGTTGCCATTTGCATTAAAACAGAACGCTTCCCCTCTGCAAATTTCGCTCTCACCCGCGCTATAATATCCTGCTGGTCTTCCCTTAGCGTAACCATACCCGCTCGCTCCTCTGCTTATCCGTATTCCAGCGGGTGTTGCTCTGATACCCTAACTGCTGCAATATTTTCTTAATGCGCTTCTCGCTTATCGCATCCTTATCACGCATCGACATCATCATCGCTTTCATCACCTGATCCGTTCTAAAACCTTCTAACGATAATTCACACAAAACACGCTCTACATCATCAGCCCACGGGTCAACATTTAAACGCTTCATCTGTTCCTTAACAGCAAGCTCCTGCTCCTCTGGTTCAAGCCCTATATAAATACCCGCTTTATACAATGTAACCGCCTCCGCCCAAAGCTGCTCACGGTCATCCTTTAATGCCGCAATATCGACCGCCTTCGCCTTAAACGGCCAAAAGCGTCTATTGCCAGTCGGGTCACTCAGATAATCATAATTATTCGTCGTACCCGCTAAAACAAACGAGCGCGGATAACTCACTGGAGTTCTCGCATACGGAAGCCGCCCCTTATCTACCTGCGTCGTTATCCAGCGCTTAATCTCATCATCGTCGCGTTTTCGCAAGCCAACCAATTCCGCAAGCTCAACGATAATACTGCCAGCCGTTAACTGCATACAATCCTTGCTAGTTATCATCTCCATACTCAGCGAATCGGTAAAATAGCACTCCTCTTTTTCCCCAAACGTCGCAAGCGTTCTAAGTGCCGTCGATTTCCCTAGATTCTGATTCCCCTCAATAATCAGCATGTGGTCAAATTTACAACCTGCCTCAAATACACGCTTCACTGCTGCAACCATCCATTTCTTACCAATCGCAGCTAAATATTCCGCTGGTTCTTCATCCGCGCCCAAATAATACGATAACCATTTATCTAACCGCGCAACACCATCCCATTTCAACCCGTTAAAATATTCCTGCGCGGGATTAAACGCCGTACGGTGTGCAACCACCTCAATGCAGGCCGCAACCTTTCCAGCCTCGCTGCATAGGCCGTGACGCTCCAAACGCAAGCATAGCTCTGTTATATCCGTATCGCCAAGTGGGTGGACATTATCACCTATTACAATCGTCTGCTTGTGAAAATCATCATAACGATAAACGCCGCTAAAATCCTCGTGGTGCAACAAATACTCCACCACGTTATTAATGCTTTTCCTGTCAAGCTCACCATCTTTATATAGCAGCCGCTCCGCCCAGCTATCCTGCCTGCGCTCTGCAACGCGGTTTAAACTGCCATGAATAAACGCCAGCGCATCACCGTCGCGGTTTTCCACTAACCAGTCGCCTGCATCCCAGCCTTTCGGCTTTTCAGGCGGAATAGACATAATAATGCCGCCCGTCTGCTGGGATACATATGATGCTGCCTTTTTCCCGCTTAAATCATTATCAGGCCAAATAATCACCTCACGGCCTTTTAAAATCGTCCAGTCAGTTTTTTCCACCGCATTGTCACCACCCGCCGCCGAGACCACGCAAGCACCCGTCGCACGCGCTAACTGCATTGCCTTTTTTTCGCCCTGCACCACAATCACCAAAGGCGCAGTGGCATCAAATCCAAACAACGGGCGCGGTTCTGGAAACGGAAAATATGTCCAGCCGTGATTAGTCCAGCATATCATCGGCGTGATTTTTTTCGTCCCTGTTTCAATCCGTATCACCGCCTTACCGCGTTCAAACGTAAAAGCATGTGCAAATTTTACAGGTTTTTTTATCTTCTTTTCAGGGTCGGGATTATAGATTTCTAGCGTGTTACCATTTATGTCTGGCGCGTTTGACAATAACTCAATTCCCTCATATTTATTTATATGAGGCAATTTAATCAGTGGCTCTTTTCTTTCACTAACTTCACCCGCGCCCAAATACTCCTTTGCCTCACGAATACTCAAGCCGCGAGTTTCACGCAAATAATCAAACAAATCGCCGTTTATCCCGCAACCGTGGCATTTAAACCGCTCACCATGCTTTCCATTATAAACGTAAAAGCTCGGCGTTTTCTCAGCGTGTACAGGGCATAAGCCTAAATACGCCTGCCCTTTTTTCGCCAGTTTTGTGTCGTGCGAAACCACCTCGGATAATAACACCGAGTTCTTTACTTCCTCTATTTGCATGAGGCTACTTCCCTAAGTTTTTTTCAATAGTATCAAGCGCAAGGTGTAACATAGACGGCACAGAACGCCGCCCTGTTTCCCAGTTATACACACTTGCCGTTGACACATCTAGCAATCGCGCCAGCTTCTCTTGTGACAAATTGTGCTTTTCTCTAAATTTCTTAATCATTTCCATAAATTTTCCCTCCTTTCTCAATTTTGTGTAACATTGTTATACTATAATGTCAAAAAAATACTTTGTCTAGTAAATTGACAAGGGTCAACTTTTTTTTTGAAAACTGAGAACCTAGCTATGTCATCTTTCTAAGCATTGCCCTTTTTGCGTTTTTCATGGCGTGATGCGCGTGATTTTGAATTCATATAAATCAATACCCTACGCTTCAAAGCGTGATTTAAAAAACAAAGCGTGATGCGGATTGCTTTTTTATATCAATACCTTACTACTATTCCTCACGCTTTAAAGGTAAATATATAAAACATTCTGGTAAATACTGACATTTGACATCGTTTATAGCCTCTAATGGAAAAACGCGAAAGTGGCGTGATGCGCGTCAGGATTCATATAAATCAATAATTTAAATATTCTTCAAAGCGTGATGATTTTTTTTTAGCCCTCCTGCATTATTATTATTGACATCGTCATAGTAACGTGGCATGAATAGGACATCGAAAACAACACGGGAGAAATTGAGATGAATACTTACAAACATAAAAACTTTACAAAGCGCGATTATAAATGCACTAACGTAGTGGCTTGTGTATCCAAATCAGCTCCGAATGATAATTATATTCCATTTGATGAATCGATTTTAACTGGCCTGTCATCGTTGTGGATGGAAAACGGCGTTAAATATTACGGCTATCTTTGAGCAACAGCCTAACCCCTAACACAAACAGGAAAACACAATGACAAATGAAAAAATATCACCCAAAACCATTACGCAACTGGAACAGCTTAACGCTAGTCTCAACATGGCACTAATGGTAAATAATCAACAAATGCTCGAAATTATTAAACGCGATGTGAAGAAAATCCACGATGCAAACAAAGGCATCAAAGGGACAACTTATTCAACATTCCGTAAAGCATGTGTGGAGATGCTGGATAAAATCAACGCGGCGGGGTCAAATTTGCCCGTACAGCAACAAATTGGGTAAAAAGCATCAAACTTACCTACCCAAACAACCAAAAGGAGATTAGAACGTGAATAATATCTTACATCAATTTAAAGGCGCATCGAAAATGGTGCTGATTCTTAACATCATGCTCGGTCTGCTTAATTTTACCATTTTGAAAGACAACCGCCATGTTTCGTTTCTGGTATTAGGCGAAAATTGCCAAGCAGTCGCAGCGGCAACCGATCAACTTGCAGCGTTTAATAAATTCGGGGGTGGGCAGTGAAAGTGTACGAAATAGTAATTTTGGTTCTTACTATTTGGGCTGGGGTGAACATTGGACATTTCCTTGTAAATCCAGAGGGAAAATCAGAATGCGAAAAGAAAAACAACGTTTACCGATGTTAAATGAAATGGGAGCCAGTGAAATGAGCGAACTACGTAAAGAAATATCCCTCGCCGTGATGCTTACAGTCGTAAAACACGACACATGGGGAAATTTAGAGAATGACCATATTGTTGATTTAGCTTTTGATTTAACTGATTTATATATCAAAAAACTACAGGAACCAGTGAAATGACCAATCATCCAAAACTAACACCAGACCAACACGAGCAAATCAGAAACGATTTAATCAAAGCAATGGCAGGCGTTAGGCATGTTTCAGTTGCACCGCGTCAAGTAAGCAAATCTGACATGCTGGAATTTCGTATTGCTAATCTAGAAGCAATCGTACACGCTCAAGCTCGTACTATATCGCGGCTTATGGCAGACAGGCAAGGGGGTGAGTGATGGCTAGACCACCAAAAGTCACAGCAGATATTTATCTCAAAGCCGTAACGCTAAAACACAAAGGCTATTCAGGTGAGCGGGTAGCGCGTGCTATTGGTGGCATCATCTCTGCCAACTACATAAACACGCTTTACAAAGAAGCAAAAGAAAAGCATGACTTAAGTGAGTGTTTGACAAATAACAATGAGTTAGTCATAGTGACATTATGCGTTACAAAGAACCAGTAGACAGAACGCCCAATATTCTGTGTAAATACAAAACACCAGAAGGCAAAACCGTCACTGTGTATAAACCATTAACAGCAGAAGGAAGCAGATTGTTGTCATATGAAGAGTTGGAAAATCATGTTGAAGCTTCCGACTGATAAACGCCTATCACCGCACAAGCGAGGCTATGGCGCAAAATGGCGTAAGTTGCGTAACACATTTATTACAACCAATCCGCTTTGTCGCTTCTGCCTGCATCTTGGCAATATCGTAGGTGCTAACGTGGTAGACCATATCAAGCCTCACCATGGCGATGTTAAGTTATTATACGATATGCAGAATTTGCAAAGCTTATGCTTCTCCTGCCACGATAAGCACAAGCAACGGCAAGAGAAATCAGGGCATCTTATTGGTGCAGATGCAGAGGGAAACCCTATGGATGACAATCATCATTGGAGTTTATATAAATCAATATGATACTCGGGGGGCTTATAAAAAGTCCTTTATATATCAATAAGGTACCGGTGTGGGTATTCTTT